TTCATTTAAAGATTTCTCCAAGATCGGAATCTGCACTATTGGATGCCATATCCCGCTTTTTACGTTCTTTCTTTTTTTCATCTTTTGCAATAGAATCAAAGTAGGTATCTTTTTCTTTGAGCTGGTCAATCTTACCCTTGAGCTGATCGACAAACATATGTGCAGCTGCAATAGACGATTCATCTGCATCAGCTAAAGCAAAGTCTTCGAAAGGGCTTTGAGAGATGTACTTCATCTTGATATCCTGCTGCTTCTTCTCTTTTCCGATACGGCGAAGAAATGCATACCAACAAATCTGAGTAAAATATGCAAAAGCGTTTGGCTTGCCTGAGCGAGTAGCTGCTTCAATGTTATAGTTGTGAATAGCTTTTAAGCAATTTTCAATAGCGTCCATAACCATCTCTTCACGATACGTATATCTGATAAAGTTTGATTTATGGGAAAGACCCTCAGCAATTTTCATAAAACACGTAGCGATATAGTCAGTGACTTTAGGAATGTCTGTGCCATTCTCTTGAGCATCTTTTACTATACGAACGTATTCAACGACTGCATTACTAAAGTCACGATTGTTTACATAGTGGGGTTTATCTCTGGGTTTCATAATATACTCCTAGCATATATTTCCTATTCTAACATAGGATCAAGGGTTTGTAAATAAATTTATTTTTCTTTTTTATCATTTAGGGGGTTTACAAAGCTGCAAACCATGGTATAATAAAGAAGAGTACTTTGGGTAGGATAGTACTGTCAGTGTAGTTTCGGTTTAAATGCCACCACAGTTGGATCTTCTATAGTAGGCTCAGCATCGGCTTCTTTAGTATTAGAGAATGATCCAACGTGGGATTCATATTGATCGACCACTTTTCTATCAGGAAGTGCACTACAGATAACAGCGCCAGCATTGAGTGCAAGTATTTTATTATCCTCGTACTGATGCATCATAAACGGTCTAAAGGTATAAAACCTGATTCCCTCTTCAAAGTTTTCTGTAGCCACAAGAAGATACACATTTCTTAAAAATAAGATTTCTTCTTCGTACTCGTCAAGCTCTGAAGATACTAGGTCTGCGAGGATCTCTTCACCTGTTACAAGTTTAAATTGTTTTACATTCATTTTAGATCAATCTCATAAATTTTATAATCAAATTCTTGTTTGACGTACATCTTTATACGTTCTGCAGAATGTTCTAGCGTGTAGTTCTTACGACCCTTCCAGTGCAGATCATCAGCTAGATCGTATAGTTTAGCTACTGATCCGTCGTCTGATTTTCTGAGTCCTCGTCCGATCGATTGGAGAACTCTGATTTGAGACTTGGATGGGGATGCAAATACGATATTATGCAAATTCCTAATATTAATCCCAGTGGAGAAAGTGCCAAGACTAGCAACAATAATTGCATTCTTTTGTCCCTCTACGATCTTACGAATAGCCTCACGATCGCTTGTATCCGTTTCACCTGACACAAAGAACACCTTACGATTCTCATGCGCTTTATCTCTAATCATCTCGAATAGTGGTTTACCGTGTTTTTCTACAAAGTTAAATAGTACGAGAGTATTGCCGTCAAGATCCAAAGTGAGATTAGAAATGAGCTTATTACGAGACTCACTTCGAACAATGTAATCCAGTTCAGCCTGATAATCTTGCTTACCCCAGTTTTGCCGTACTTCAAGAGGATGCTTAAGTAGTAGTACGTTGATCTTAAGTTTAGCAAGTGTGTCTTCATCTTGTAGTTTCTTTGTGGTTGTTACATTATATATCTTACCAAAAAGGCCCTGTAATACGAGTTCATGCGTTTGCGAACCATCGAGTGTACCTGTTGTACCCCATCGGTACTCAGCTTCCTTACACTTATTCATGATAGTAGTCAGAGATTTAGATTTAAACCCGTGGCATTCATCACCAACGACAGCACCAAATTGTTCAAACCATTGCGCCGGAAGTTTGTAGATTGACTGCCATGTTGAAATGACAATGTCTTTGTCGGTCTGTTTATCTCGTCCAGAATAAATCCTGTGGACACAGTCTTCGACAGGCATTCCGTAGTCTGCGAAGTCATTATACATTTGCTCAACCAGCGAAGTCGTTGGTACAATAACCAGGACTTTCCGCTCTGCCTTCCTAAGCGAAAGTAAATATTTTTGAACGAGTGTGTAGATGATAAGAGATTTGCCAGAACCTGTTGGTGATATAAGAACGGCTCTTTTTCTGTGCAGTCCTTCACAGACCGCATCAAATTGATAGTCTCTTATCCCAATTGGTTTACCTCTTGCATGAAGTTCCAATCCATCAATGAAGCTTTTAATTTCATCTGGGTTAATATCGATCTGGGAATCTGGTCGACCGTAATAGTTATTATGTTCTACCTCGATCGTATAATTGCGAGGCTTAGCAAACTCTGCAAGAAACGGATATAGACCTACTGGTAACTCCATTGTTTGGATATTAAACAATCGGATCTTTCCATCCCATACACGATTTTTATACGCAGGCATAAATTTATAACCAGGCACAAAGAATGAAAAGAACTCACTGAGCTCATTCGCTATGCCATAGTCACATCCTACATGCATTACAGAATGATTTTTGTTTTTTACTTTTAATGTATTCATAATGGTATATATCACTGATATAATGAAAGGAAAAATATATGGTTGGCTATGAATATTCTTAGTGTAAATTAAAATCTAATTGTTATAAATAGTAATTAGAATGGGATCATAAAAAAATAGATACTATTAGGAATAGGAAAGAATAAATGCCATATCAAGTTACCGATAAAATTGTAGGATTAACGGATCACGCAGATTATCCTTGGTGCTCAACCGAAGACGAATTTTATAATAAAGTACTCTGTAAAGACGTTAGTTGGCCTGATTTTAAGCAGATGTTAAAAGAAGACTTAATCTCAAAAAATATGATGAGCGAATCTGATGATATTTGGGAGAACGAATTTATTTCTAAATCTTTTGATGAAGAAACCCAAACTTTTCATAGAGTAAGGATTTTCACTGATAAAGAAGAATTCGATCATCAATATGCTTTATCTACTGCTGTAGATTATACGGCATTACAAGGCGACGTCCTTTATAATATAATACGATTATCACAAGAAGAGGTTTAACCGCCCGCTTCAAACATTCGCCACTTAATCATATTACCAATGGTTTGGTGACGCCATTTAATATTATCTACAATTTCTACTAAAGTATCTACTACAATTTTCCATTGTTGAATTCTTAGTTCTGATTTTTGAATATCGGCGTCAGCGTCGTAGTAGTAATTCATCTCACCTTTTAGGACTCTAAGTCCCTCAAACGGATCGAACTCCCATCCTCGGGATTCGATCTGTTCTTTTGTCATCTTACCATTATAGTAAAGCCACTTATCTTTCAGTAAGGTTTTCTGTTCCATATCTGCCCGCTTCAACTGCATCTTTGCTTCTGATAGTAATGGAAGATATTTTGCATGAAGCATAGGAGACTGTCGAGATGATTCGTCGAGAGATGTACTATCAATCTTGGAATCGGTTTCCCACATTTTTAAAACGGTGTCAAGGTAGTTCATAATATCTCCAAATTTACTCTACAGAGTAATTATATCATTTTTACTCTATAAAGTAAATATATTAAGAAAAATCAAATGTATCATATCGGAATGACATAGCGCAGGTTATGGTTTCCACTCCGGTTGTCGTCGTAAAATTAATAGAGCCAACTGACGTTATCATTGCGTTTCTGTAAGTAATAGTTCTTACTACATTGTTAGCACTGTTTAAAATTAAGACCGATATATCATAAGCTGAGGTGTCATCAATACCTGTTAATGATACCCCACGGGGTTTAATATTTTCTTCTACTAATCCGGTCATCCAGTCGTATACTTCATTATAGACATACATCTCTTCATCCATAATAGCATCGATTACAAGCTCATCAAATGTAAGTTTATCACCGGGTTGGAACATATCTGCACGACGAAAAGGTGTAACTGCTGGGGCAAGGTTAACTGACGGATGCCCAACCGTGTTAGCAAAGAACTCTAAATTAGCAAACCTTTTACGGTTAATAACTACCTTGAAACCTGTAGGCTGTAATATATTTGGGTTCTGTAATGTTGTAGTAGTGGTGACCATGACTAATCCTCTGTTGCTTACGGGTATTTATATGAAAAAAAACTGAAAAAAACGCATTTAGGCCGTTTACATTTGATTTGAAATACTGTAGTATGGTTATATCAAAAGGAGATACAACATGATGAACTTCGAATATGCACAAAACGCCTTCACTGCAACAAACTCCATTAAGCCTGTTACCATCCGCGAATTAGATATGTATTTTGTTTTGGATATGCCACAGGGTGATCTTTATAACGATTATGAGAACATTAGTGAACTTTTTGACACATTCGAAGAAGCCAAACGTTGGGCAGAAACCTACGTAGGCATTAAAATGAACATGAAAGACCTTTGATAAAATGAAAACGGTACACTACGTCGGAATGGATAATGCTACCTACCAACGGGCTCGAAGAGTCTGGGGTGGGCCAGCTTACTACCACAAATGGATGGACGATCGTGTCTGGAGTGAAGTAGGTCCTGATGATGTGGTGGTTGTTCAGAATAATAAATTTAGCAAATACGTCTGGGATGCCAGCGCAGTTCCATCTCAGTACACTGATTAAAAAAAAAGATAAAAAAAAGGCAACCCGAAGGCTGCCTAGTTTAAGGTGGGAGAGGTTAAACCCTCTCCCTTTTTACACAAAATCTTAGCAAGTTCTTCTATTGTATAGTCTGGCTTGTACTTCTGAACCATCTCCGCTTGTTCAAGATAGTCAGTCCAGTGCAATTCATTATATGAACTGCCATTCTGTCCATTTTTCATGCTTACACCTATATCTAATTGCATTATGATTTTTCATACTG